AGACGTTGGAATACAACCAATGCCAGAAGGGATTAGAACAAGTTGGCAGATACAAGCTAAGGCTCATTGGGATTCTGGAGAATTACTTGGTACTATTCTTAAAACGTTTAGAGATTTATCTGATTAATGGAAAGTCATTGGGTATTCTTTTCTAAAGAAGAACTAAGTTGTAATGGTTCTTGTCCAAGATGTTCAGGAACAGATAATAATATGAATCCTGAGTTTATGAATAAGATAGTTAAACTCAGAAAATTGTGTGGTTTTCCACTTAAACTTAAAAGTGGTTATAGATGTCCTGATAGAAATAAGAAAATAAGTAAAACAGGAGAGAATGGACCACATACTACAGGTAAAGCTGTAGATATATTAGTTTATGGAACACAAGCATATATAATATTAATGTTAGCATTAGAATTAAATTTTACAGGTATAGGAATACATCAAAAAGGACCAATAGAAAAAAGATATATCCATTTAGATTGGAGTATTCCTGGCAAAAAAAGACCAAAGATATGGACATATTAAAAAGACTTTTAAGTTTCTTTTATAAAGTATTTGTAACTTCAATTGAAAAGAATTATGAAAAAGAAGTACAAGAAAAATTAAAAGAACAAAGAAAAGAGGATAAAGAAGAATTTGAAAAAATTAAAAAAGGGTTGGATACACTCAGTGAAGCTGATGTCGATAGGCTTAATGCTGAGCTTTTTGACAGGTTGCGCAAGTCAAACCCTAAACACAGTCCTCGTAATGGGTCTGACAGCAAATGAAGCATATAAATATAGTAATCCACCAGTAAGAGAAGTATTACCACACGGGATAGACGTATTTGTACCTGATGATGGTTATGAGTCTAGGTGGACTGCTAATGAAAAACAAAGACTTTATTTACATAACGTAACTATGGAGAGAGCTTTACAAGAATAATATGACTCTTTTTCGTAGTCTTATTTTATATATATGTCTAACTAGTAATGTTTTTGCTGTACCACAAGCAATTTCTATGTGTTTATGGAAAGCAGATATGGCTTCTGTTTTACAATACGGAAGACAACATGAAGAGATTAAGGATATTTTATATAATAGGAATAAAGTAGAACGTCTTTTAACTATAGATAAAAGACCTAGATGGTTTACATTACAAGTTTTACGGGTATTTGATTACGTATGGAAGGAATATCCAATAGAAAAATCTCCATCTTATGTTTTTAAAACAACTTATAATGAATGTATAAGAAATTATAAAAATCCAATAGATATTTATTACTAATGGAATTAGAATTTAATTTACATCCAGGTCAATTAGAGATTTTTAACTCTGAAAAGAGATTTAAAATCTGTGCAGCAGGTAGAAGATTTGGAAAATCTTATCTTTCTGCTGTAACTTTGCTTATAGAGGCTTTAAAAGAAGAAAATGAGTTTGGATATAAGCTAGGACCAGAGATTGTAACCTATTACGTAGCTCCAACTTTCCAACAAGGGAAAGATATTATGTGGAAACTCATAAAAGGGCTAGGTGAAGGGGTTATAAAAGATACTTTAGAGAATACTGGGGTAGTAAAACTGATAAATGGAAGGGAAATCCATATAAAAGGGTCTGATAGACCAGATACTCTTCGAGGTGTTGGTCTAAGTTACGTAGTTTTAGACGAATATGCTACAATGAAACCTTCAGTATGGGAAGAAATTATAAGACCTACTCTTTCTGATGTAAAAGGTGGTGCTTTATTTATAGGAACACCCGCAGGTAAAAATCATTTCTATAATTTATTTATAGGGGCTACTAAATTAGATGACTGGGACTCGTTTGAGTACAATACAGCAGATAATCCTTTTGTCCCAGAAGATGAAGTAGAAAATGCTAGAAATACGCTGTCTTCTGAGGTGTTTTTACAAGAATATCAAGCTTCTTTTAGAAGCGGTGGTGGTAATGTCTTTAAAGAAGAGTGGTTTGACAATATAACTGAAGAAGAACCACAAGGTAATTATTATATTGCAGTAGACCCAGCGGGTTTTATAGATTTAAGTGGTAGAAAGTTAACAAGTAAGCTATCAAGACTAGATGAATGTGCTATAGCAGTAGTAAAAGCTGGACCAGAGGGGTGGTACGTAAAAGATATTATAACTGGTAGATGGGATGTTAGAGAAACTAGTATACAAATATTAAGAACAGCCCAAAAGTATAGACCAATGTGTGTAGGTATTGAAAAAGGTAGTTTAAAGAACGCCATTATGCCTTACTTAACAGACCAAATGAGAAGATTAAATACTTATCCGAATATAGTTGAGTTAAGTCATGGTGGTAAAAAGAAACAAGAAAGAATTACATGGGCTTTACAAGGAAGATTAGAGCATGGTAGAGTTTCCTTTAGTAAAGGAGAGTATTTAAAAAAGTTAATAGAGCAGGCTTTAGATTTTCCGTCTCAATTAACACATGACGATATGCTAGACGCATTAGCGTATATAGACCAAATAGCAGTAACTTCATATATAGACCAACCTTGGGTTGATACTTGGAGTCCACTAGATAAACAGGCAGGATATTAATGGTAAATAGTATTGTAGTAAATGACGCACCAGATGGACAAGATAAAGCTAGTGACCCATTAGCTGGGTGGATAGTGTCTAAAGTTCGTGATTGGGAAGACTATAGAAATACAAATTTTAGAGCTAAGTGGAATGAATACTATCGTCTTTGGAGAGGTCTTTGGAAATCTGAAGATAAAACTAGAGAAAGTGAAAGAAGCCAATTAATTGCTCCAGCTTTACAGCAAGCTATAGAAGTAACTGTAGCTGAATTAGAAGAAGCTGTATTTAGTTCTAAACGCTGGGTAGATATTGATAAAGCTACTATAGAAACTCCAGAAGAAGAACAAGCTATGGGCTTTTTCATAGACCAACTTTTAAAAGAATACGAGTTAGCTAAAGTTCCTGATGCTATGTCTGAAATATTTTTAAATGGAGCTATATACGGTACAGGAATTGGTAAAGTAGTAGTAAAACCTAGAGAAACAAGAGTTCCTGCTATGGATGAAGAAGGAAATTTAACTTCTGAAAAGACTATAGTTCCAGAAGTTTCTTTAGTTGCTATTGACCCAATGGAATTTGCAATAGACCCTTTAGCAAAAAATATAAACGATGCTGAAGGTTGCGCACATATATTATATACACATAAAGACGCAGTAAAGAGAAAACAAGAAGATGGTGTTTATGCTAACGTAGAGCTAGGTGGTGGTAAAGACGATAGTGACTACTGGGCTAGAGGAGAATCAACTCCATTAAGTAAACAAGATTGGGTAAAAATTACTGAATATCATGGTAGAGTACCTTTAGAATTATTAGAACCAATAGGTGCTGCTGTAGAAGAAGAATTAAATATTTTATCAGAAGAACCTACTAAAAAATCAGATACTGTAGAAGCTATAGTAACTATAGCAAATGACGGTATATTACTTAGAGCTGTAGAAAATCCATTTTTTATGCAAGATAGGTCTATTATCGCATATCAACACGATAGAGTACCTAATAGATTTTGGGGTAGGGGAATAGCTGAAAAAGGATACTCTCCTCAAAAAGCATTAGACACGGAATTACGAGGAAGAATAGACGCTATGAGTTATGCTATTCATCCTATGGTAGCTATTAATGCAGCATTAGTACCTCGTGACTTAAACACTACGTTTAAAGTGTATCCAGGTAGGTCTATATTTACTAATGGACCAGCATCAGAAGCTATACAACCTATAAATTTTCAACCTCCTACATCTTTATCCTTTAATCAGTCAGGAGATTTAGAAAGAATGGTTGAAATGGGAACTGGTGCGTTCCAAGCGGCAGCTCCTACTGGACAAAATCCAAGAAATACAACTGCTACTGGTATGAGTATGATTACCACAGCAGCTATTAAACGTAATAAAAGAACTTTACAAAATATAGAAGTTAATTTATTAGATGAATGGGTTAAAAAATCTGCATATCGCTATATGCAATTAGATTCTGAAAAATACCCAGTAATTAATTTAAGATTTGTTATTAACTCTACATTAGGAATTATGGCTAGAGAGTTAGAAGTACAGCAGTTAGTACAATTATTAAATACTTCTCCTCCAAATTCTCCTAGTTATTGGATGCTTATAAAATCGTTATATGAATTAAGTAGCATTTCTAATAGAGAAGAAATGATGCCTATTATTGACCAGCAATTACAACAGAGCTTGCAACCACAAGAACCTCCAGTTGACCCAGTTCAAATGGAACTTGTTAAAATAGAAGCGCAAAAAGCTCAAACAAACGAGTTTAAAGCTGGAAGTGATGCAGTTTATAAGAAGACTGCTGGTATACTTAACCTTGCAAAAGCTGAACAAATAGAAGATGATAATGTTGTTCAAGGATTTCAAGGTATAAAACAATTAGAAATAGATACCGAAAGATTAGAAAAAGAAAGACAAGAAGCACAAATGCAACAAGAGCAATTAGCTGCGCAGGCGGGGGCAACCCCAGTAACCTAGAGGATAACTTATGTTGAAGAAACATGAAGATGTTTATGAATCTTACTTTGAAATGTTTGGTTCTAAAGGTTGGGAATTATATAAACAATCAATTCTTGACGAAAGAGAAGCTTTATTTAAAGCAGGTTTTTATGAACTTAAATCAGAACTTGAGTTAGGTAAATTGCAAGGAGCAATTCATTATATTGACATGATATTAAATTTAGAAAATAACATGGAAAATATGTATGATGAAGCAAGAAGACAGGAACAAGAAGAAAAAGAAGATAAAAATTATGTTGAACAGATAGAGGATGGCGGTTAATGTTGTACGAATATTTGTGCGATACGCATGGTAGATTTTCTAAGATATGTTCATTAGCAGACAGAGAAGCAGAAAAGCCCTGTCCAGAATGTAATAAACTAAGTAAGTTTGTTATATCAGCCTCTCAGTTTAAATTGGAAGGTATTACAGGTCACTTTCCCACTGCTGCTAGTAAATGGGAAAGAATACATGAAACACATGGTGAACTTAATACTAAGAGGAAATAGATATGGCAGAACAAGAAGCAATAATATTAGATAAAGAAATTCAAGATATAGTTCAGGCAGAAATAGAACCTGTTAAAGAAGAGGTTGTAGCAGAACCTGAAAATAAAGAACCAGAATATGAAGTTCCTGATAAGTTTAAAGATAAGTCTATTGCAGATGTGTCTAAATCTTATGAGGAATTAGAAAAAAAACTAGGTCGGCAAGCCCAAGAATTAGGTGACACTCGTAAGCTTGCAGACGATTTGCTACGGCAAGAACTAGAGAAAAATAAACAAGCTCAGGCTCCACAGCAGGACCAACCAACAGAGTTTGATTATGATAATCCATTAGAATCCGTAAGAAAAATGATACAGCAAGAGCTGAATCCTGTTAGGGAACAACTTAAAGCTACTCAAGATGTCTCAACTAGAGACAAGTTAGCACAACAGCACCCTGACTATATGGACATTGCAGCTTCTCCTGAATTTTCTGATTGGGTCAATTCGTCACCTATTAGAGCAGATTTGTATAGACGCGCCAATGACCAGCTTGAATATGATGCTGCCGTTGAATTGTTAGATACTTGGAAAGCATTGAACCCTGCGAAGGAAACCCCTTCTAAGGCTAATACTCAAAAAGTAACTAAACAAAAGATTAACGAGCTTAGTACCGAGTCTGGTA